GGGTAAGAGATACCCTCGTAGTGTGTTATACTTTAAAACAGCAGAAGATGAGGGTAAGTTACATCCAACACAGAAACCTATTGCACTATATGAATACTTAATTAGAACATATTCAAATGAAGGTGATACTATTCTTGATCCTTGTATGGGATCAGGTACAACTGGAGTAGCATGTATCACCACTGATAGAGAATTTATAGGGATCGAAAGAGATCTTGAATATTACCAGGTTGCTTCTAATAGACTTAATAATCCTCTTTATGATGCTATGATATAATAAGGGGGATTGACTAAATTGTCCCTAGAGTGTACGGGGGAAACCCTGATGGTGAGAACCACCGAGCAAGGCAATGTAGCGAACTGAATGTCGTGGATAAGACCTTGCTCAACAAACTATTTCTTTTATATTATGGCAACAAGATCACGCATCGGTTTAAGATTAGCAGGAGACGCTATTCTTTCAGTATATCATCACTGGGATGGTTATCCACAGTGGTTAGGTGTTACTCTTGTTGAGAAGTATACTACCAAAGAGCAAGTTGCAGAACTTCTGGATGGTGGTGATATTTCTTGTATAGATTCTGATACTGATTGGGATCTTAAAGAGGTAGAACCTCATGTTCAATATTATAATGACAGAGGTGAAAAGACTGAACCACGTTTAGATACTAATGAGTATGATTTCTTTACTAATGGTGAAGAATTTGCATACATTTTTGACGATGGGAAATGGACATGCTATGATTTAACTTATAAGTATGATGATGATTACAATGTCACCAGTTACATTGCAGAACCAGTGGAAATTCCATCTGAATCTCCCTCGGTTTCTAGTAAATGATTGTTAATCTTACCAAGAATGAGATTAAGCACCTGGTTTATTTGCTAGGTGCAGGTGATGGTGAACAACCAGAACTCAATCAATCATGCTTAAACAAACTCAAACCTTTAATTGAAGTATGCACTTGCAAGGAGGATTCCAATGATTGAAAATCAACCACCAATCAATAAAACTGATGAGATGATTGATGAATTTATCGCAGAATGTGAAAAAGAAGCAGCAAAACTTGAAATTACTGTAGACTATTACCTAGCGGAGTTTGTTTAATGCAATTCTTGACCCTCTTGTCTATTCTTCTAATCTGTGGTATTATTGGAGGAGTATATCTACTAAATCTTTATAACCCTCATTAAAATTATGCCTGATAAAAATGACAACAAAATCTATAAGATTGTAGAATTAGGAACTACTGGTTATAGTGTTATTGCGGATGCTATGGATCTTAATAGAGCAGACTGTGATAAGAAATTACAAGAATTAGTTTATCTTGGTGCTAATCCTAACACCTTGAAAGTAGTTCTGAATGATGATCCACGCTACCCTAGTCCTAAAGATAAAGGATATTTTCCAGAATAATTCTCATTAAACCTAGTGGAGAAGGGCATGGAAGAACCTTATGAACCAGAGGTAAATGATTATGTTATTTGGGATAAAGGACAATATGGTAAAGATGAAGGATGGGTTTACTTTAAAGGTGACCCAGTAGTTCCCAAGAAGGGATTTAGAACTAATCCTCGATATATTACCATTGAAACTGGTGTAAAACCTAAACCTAAATGTGAATATACAGAGGCAAAGAGTATGCGTCACAAGATGATTCATACTCTATTGTTGTGTTATGAGAAAGATTGGCATCAATTAAAATTTGTTAAAAGAAGAACACCAGAGCAGCAGATTCAACATTATTCACAATGCGATGATTAATGAATAATAATAAGGGGGATTGACTAAATTGTCCCTATAATACAACTACTACTTGAAAAATGAAACCTTCTCTAATATTAAAAGAAATGAAAGAATTGCGAGAGCAATGGAGAAAACAAGGATTTTCTTATACTAGAGAGCAGCAGGTGGAGTATGACAAATTATTAAAATTGAGAAGAAAACGAGTTTCTTACTTCCTGGAAAATGGTATAGTATCTAAAGGAGGACTTCGGAAGAAAGAAGAAAAGGAATCAACACCCGAAGAATCCTAAATAACTAAAAAACATAGACTGATGCCTTATCACATCAAAACCCCATCTGCTCTTAATAGTTCAGTAGATGTTTACTGGAAAGGTGATAATCACTGGACCGAAACTTATGCTGACCGTAAACAGTATGCTAATCAAAGTGATGCTGATGCACAGAAAGCAACAACTGAAACCAGAAATGGCATAACATATACGCCAAAATGGTGGGCAAATGCAACTGTAGTAACTGAATGATGAAAACTTTTCAGCAGTTTATGATTGAAGTTTATGATCCTGAAGTGCAGGGTCGCTCCCAGATCACCAAACCAGGTGAAGGTGGGAGGATTGGTCGTAAAAGAAAACAAACTGATGCTGAAAAACGTAGAGTTAGATCAGTAGGTGGAGGTAAAACTGTACCTGCTAAAACATATAAAGATAAAGCAGATATTGGTAAACAGAATGTTAAAAGATCTCCTGCTGGTAGGCAACAACAACCTACGCAACCTAAAGGGGTTAAATTAACAGCGAGAGAACAGCAACGTAAAGCAAGAGCAGAAAGATTAGCAGCAAAAACTGGTGTTAAAACTAAAACTGCCGATGAACTTCTAGCAAAGAAAGCAAAGAAAGCGGTTGATCCTAATTATAAAGCACCCAAAGCATCTGGTCTTACTCAAAAGGAGCGTCAAGCATTAACCCGTCAAGGTGAAAAGAGATTGAGAGATATTAGACTTGCTGTTAGTGGTAAAAAATCAGAGCGTGAATTAAAACATCCCATTACTCATAAGGAAGTAGCAAGAAGAAAGAAAGAAAATAAGTGAATAGATGGGGGATTGAGTAAATTGTCCCTATAGTGTACCTATGAGCGTCTGTATGGCGTTTTAATACCTTTTATGGTATAATATAGTGAAAGTGATTAATTAATGGTCAAACTACATCATCACCAATTAAGAGTTCTCACTCAAATGCACAAGTATCAGAAGGGACAAGTTATTGTTCCTACTGGTGGTGGTAAAACAATGTGCATGATTACGGATGCTAATTGTGTATTAGAAGGTGAAAGAAAGACTATAGTTGTTGTTGCTCCACGTATATTATTAGCACAGCAATTATGTGAAGATTTTCTAACACATTTAGATAAATCGGTGAAAGTTCTTCATGTTCACAGTGGAGAGAGTGAGCATTATTCTACTACAAATAGTAAGGAAATTATTTCGTGGATAGAAGATTATTGGCACTACAATAAGATCTTATTTACAACTTATCATTCATTACATAAGATTCAGAGAGCAAGAGTACCAGTAAATACAATATACTTTGATGAGGCACATAATAGTGTTCAGAGACATTTTAACCCTGCTACTAGATTTTTTGCAGGTTTGGGTGGGGTGCGCTGCTATTTCTTTACTGCTACTCCTAAGCATTCTGGGTCTGATGAAGATCCTGGAATGAATAATGAGTACATTTATGGTAAAGTATTAGAGCAAGTACCTGCACCTGAGTTAGTAGATAATGATATTATTCTTCCACCTAAAGTTATAGTGAAGAAACTAGAAATGATTAAGGGAAGGAAACCAACACCCGAAGATGATGCAGATAATATATTAACAACTATTGATGACCAAAATGTTAATAAGATTTTAATATGTGCAAGAAGAACTACACAAATTACCAACTTGATTTCTGATAGTAAATTAACTACAGAGTTATATGGTCGTGGATATAATTGGATGTATATTACTTCTAGAACTGGTGCAGTTATTAATGGAATTAAAGTTAGTCGTAATGAGTTCTTTGATACATTAAGAACATGGGGTAAAGAAGATCAGAGAAAGTTTATAGTTATGCACCATAGTATTCTATCTGAAGGTATTAGTGTACCAGGATTAGAAGCGGCATTGTTCTTACGCAACATGGATTATATCACTATTAGTCAAACAATAGGAAGGGTAATTCGTAAAGGTAATGAACAGAAACAGTTTGGAATTGTATGTGT